ACGCCGATTTCTGGCGCATGGTTCCCAACGGGCAGCATCGATCCATGCTGTCGGACTCGCGCTACATCTTCGGCGGGTCGCCCATGGTTTCCGGGGCCGTGCTCAAGAAGGCCCAGTACGTCGTCGGTGACGCGTGGCAACCTCGCTACGTCGGGCCTGACGACGAGTTTCGCAAGGCCGCTGAGCCCGTCATGCGCGCGTGGGCGCGGAACTGCGACGTGCGCGGCGGGCCGCACGATTGGCGCATCAACCTGCGCAACGCCAGCGTGGCGATTGACCGCGACGGTGACCTGTTCGCCGTGCTGACGGATATGGACGGCGAGCCCCGCGTCCAGTGGTTGGAGGCGCACCGCATCGGCAATCCGGCGTGGTTCTCCGAGCCTGTCGTGCCCGACGCTCCCGGCACCGCTGGCTATGTCGGGATGTTCGTGGCGGCAGGCATCGTTTACGACGCCTACATGAGGCCGGCCGGGTACAACCTACTGAGCGGGAAGAAGATGCTCGACGGCAAGGAGTCGTGGAACATCCTCCCGGCCGCGAGCGTCGTCCCGTTCTTCGATCCGGTCTGGTTCTCGCAGACTCGCGGAATCCCTTCCATCCTCAACGGAATCCTCGATTGGTACGATATCGAGGAAACGAAGGCCGCCGAGAAAATCGCCGTCAAAGCCGCGTCCTCCATTTCGCTGATCGAGAGCAACGACACGGGACGTCGCGAGATTGGGCGCGAGGCCATCGGCGCGGCGGCGCTTCCGGCTGGAGGCAAGCAGGGTCTGCAAACGCAGGTGATTGAGAAGGGCCTCATCCGCTACATCAAAAACGGGAACAGCCTCCAAGCATTCCAGAGCAACCGACCGTCCCCCGCGTGGATCGGTTTCATGGAGGATCTCAAGCGCGGCGCATTCCTTGGGCTCGGGCTGCCCTACGAGTTCGTGTGGGACTCCGCCAAGATCGGCGGCGCTGGCGTGCGTTCCATGGTTGGCCAGGTGCAACGCACGGTGTCGGATCGGCAGAGCGTCATGTTCCAGCCCGCGCTTTCGATCCTTCTTTGGGCCGTCGCCTCCTATGTCCAGCGGGGCCGCATCCCGTTCTCGCCGGACTGGATGGACTGGGATTTTTCGATGCCTGCCGAGTACAGCGTTGACCTCGGGCGCGACTCCCAGAACGAGCGGGAAAACCTCAAGGTCGGCACCCAAACGCTTTCCCAGATTGTCGGCCGAAACGGCGGAGACATCGATACCCACCTCAACGAGCGCGCTTCTGATTACGTCAAAGCCAAGGCCGTTTCCGATGCGACCGGCGCGCCTATGGAGTGGCTCATGAATCCGGCCGCAGCGTTCCCGCCTCCCGTGGCCGTGCAGGCCGCACCCGACCCCAACGCATGAAGACCTGGTTTTCCATACGCGCCCAAACTGCAACCGAGCCCGCCGAGGTCTCCATCTATGGCGACATCGGGAGTTGGGGCGTCAATGCCGCGTCGTTCATTGATGCGGTGAAGAACGTGCAAGGCCCCATCCGCGTGCGCATCAACTCGGGCGGTGGCGACGTCTTCGACGGGCTGGCCATCTACAACTACCTCGCTGGGCGGGGCAACGTGGAGACCGTCATCGACGGCCTCGCCGCTTCCGCTGCGAGCCTTCCGTTCCTCGCCGGCAACAAGCGTCGGATGCCCAAGGCCGCGTTCCTGATGGTCCACAACCCGTGGAGCGGATCCATCGGCAACGCCGCCGAAATGCGCAAGGCCGCCGACGTCCTGGACCGCATCGGAGCCGGGCTGGCGAACGTGTACGCCCGCGTTACAGGCATGGCCGTGGAGGCCGTGCAGGCGCTCATGGATGCCGAGACGTGGCTCGACGGAGATGCCGCGCTGGCGGGCAAGTGGGCAACGGAGATCGTGGACCTCGGGCCGGTTAAGGCGAGCGTGCGCCGTGGGCGCTACGCACGGACCCCAGCCCTAATCCTAGGCGCTGAATGGACCGCGCCCGAGGCTGCCCGGAATGCGTTCCGCAAGGGCATCCAACAGAGCGAGGACGGGCTTGCAGGCGACGGGCTGGAGGCTGCGACCGTGAAGGAAGCGCGGGCCTTGGCTTCGGGCGAGAGGCCAACGGACTTTAAGGTCCGCAAGGCCAACGCGTGGTGGGGCCGCAACGAGCGTTTCCTGGACGCCGAGGCCAACACGCCAGCCGACGTCGCCGCGAACCTGTGGGGCGGCGCTGCGGGCCGCGACTGGTTCCGCGCGTTGTTCAACGAGTTGGAGGCCGAGCAAGCCAGCGTGCGCGCAGCCGCTCCGGGCGAGCTTGCCGTCGCGGATTACGTGGAGCTGTCCTATGGCGACGGCAAGACCAAGGGCGAGGTCGTCGAGGTCCTGACCACCGGCACCGCGTCCGGTGCCGACGGGGCCGTTGACGCGACCGCCGATGACCCGGCCGCGCTCGTGGACGTGCTCCGCGAGGTTGGCACCACCGGCGACTTCAAGGAGACGGACGTGCAGGTTGCTCGCCTCTTCTCGACGCTGACCAAGGTGGACGCGCCGCGCATCGTCGAGGTCGAGAACCCCGAGGCCAAGGCCAAGATTTCGGCCGTCAACAAGACGGCCAACAACCAAACCGAACCAATGAGCAAGACCGCCAAGCTGTTCGCCCTGTTGGGCGTGCAACCGGCCGCCGAGGATCCGTTCCTCGCGTCCGCAATCGCGGACCTTGGGGTGACCCCCGAGGCCGTTACGGAGGCGCGGAAGACCGGCACCACGGACTTCCTCGCTACTCACATCGCCGACCGCATCGCCGCCGCCGACAACCGCACGAACTCCGTGCTGGCTGCCGTCGGCGTGGACGCCAAGGCCACCGACCTCACCGCCGCCGTGAAGGCTAAGGTGGACGAGCTGGCTGCCAAGAAGGCCGCTGAGATCCTCGCCGCCAAGGGCATACGGCACGACGTCGGCAACGCCGCCGCTGCGACGGGTGCCGCGACGGACAAGAGCGCGGACGAAATCCGCGCGGAGTTCGGGAAGATGAAGCCGGGCGCTGAGCGCACGGCGTTCTTCAACAAGCACAAGGCAGTCCTGATTTCCTAACCCCAACCCCAAAAACCTCACATGGCTACCAATACCATCGCAGGGGCAAACCTCGCCGCCATTGCGGAGATGTCGCTCCCCACGCTGCTGGAGGCGTTCGCGCCTCTGTCGGCCCTCACCACGGATTTCTCGTCTGACATCGCGCAGGCTGGCGAGTCCGTTACCACGCGGTTCGCTACCAAGCCAACCGCCCAAGACCTCAGCTCGAACTACAACGCGAGCAACTCGGCCATGACGGCCGTGACCTGCACGCTGAACCAGTTCCGAGGCTACGTCTGGGAATTCTCCGACCTGGAGCGCTCCAAGTCCGTCATCAACCTCAACGACCTGTTCATCCAGCCCGCCGCCGCCGTGGTTGGCGCTCGGATGTTCCAGGACGTCTGGGATTTGGTGAATGACACCAATTTCCCGGCCGCCACCGCGACCGAGTTGACGGTCACCGCCGCCAACTTCGACCGCGACGACGTGGCCGACCTCGCCGCGCAGTTGACGACCAACGGCGTCCCGAAGAGCCGCCGGTCGCTGATCCTGAATCCGACGTACTACGCGTCGTTGTCCAAGGACCTCAACGACGTGTCCGTCGCGGGACAATCGCGGACCATCGGCGAGAACGTCATCCCGCGCTTGCACGGGTTCGACGTGTACGAGAGCCCGCTCTGCGACGGCAACGCCGTGAACGTCACCGGCCTCGCGTGTCATTCCACGGCGCTCATCGTCGCCGCCCGTGGCGTTGACGTCCCGACTGGAGTCCCCGGCCTTGAGGTCGAGACCGTTGTCATCCCTGACCTCGGGCTGCCGGTTCAGTTCCGCCGCTGGTACGACCCGAACACCGGCCAGCTCAAATACTGGATGGGCGTCCTCTACGGCGTCGCGTCCGCAATGGGCACCGCTGGCTCTCGCCCGGCTGGCATCAAGATCGTCTCCGCCTAACCACGAACAACCCAAACCTCC